TTCAATTCATTGTGTCACAGTAACGGAATTAACTCTTTTTTAAAACATACAGAGAGAGAGAGAGAGAGAGAGAGAGAGAGAGAGAGAGATATATATATATTTATGTAATTATGTTATTATTATTATTATAGGGGCTGAATCCCTCATGGAATCAGGGGATTTTGCGGTAACGCTTTTCTGTTACCGACCTGTTCCGCAGTAACGGCAATAAATCTGTTGCGCAATTCTAAAAATCAAATTATTGATCGAGTGTGTTGATTGACTCATACACACCGGACATGGCGGCCTTGATCGACAAAGAGGAAGAAATCATTGCCGATGAATTTAACGTGACAATCCGTCAAGCACTGCAGATTATCGCTTATGCGGAAAAACAATGTCGCAGGACTCAAGCGGAAATCATTGCCTCAGTCATTGGTGTTTTGATCCGATCCAAAAACATTCCGGTAATGGTTCATGCCCTTGCAATCGCGTTTGGACTTGATGAGCTGAATGGCGCACACTCACAAGCGGAAATCGCCAAAAAGCTCGGGGTTACTCGCGCATTGCTGTCCCATTACGTTGTCGGTTGGCGCGACATTTTGGAAGGCAATGTGGCGGCATTTGACTGCACAACATTTCGCAAGAAAAACGAAACACGACAAACATACAAAAAGGTGGCAACAAACAATGTCATTCAAGCAAAAAAAAGGAAATATGAACACGCTAGCAAACTACAAACCGGACAGGGTTGAGCTGCCCGATGACCTAACGCAGGACGCATGGGCCGAAATTCACCGCAACATCCTGCTGTGCCGGCATGCCAGTCGGACATGGCTGAGACAATCGAGGCAATACGCCGAGGGTCGATGGGGCGAGGACTTTGTCGCGGAGACTGAGGTTCAATATGAACTGGCACTCGGATTGCCCGAGCCGGATCCAAAGCCGAAATTAAATCCCGATGATAAGTCGGGCGCGATCATTACCATCGAGGGCATTAGCCAATCGTTTCAGATGTGGCACAGGAAAATGGAGCCGCAGATCGAATCGTGGGATGAGTCAAAACTGACCAAGGCATTGGCGTTGTTAGCACCTATGGAGGCACAGGCGAGGCGGATCCGGGAGCTGTTGGGTAATCCATCATGACCCAGCCCGGACACGCTCAGATGACCCCCCGGGGTAACAGATTTCTAGTCGCCAAAACCGATCGGGGTTCCGCCGCAGCCCGATAAGTCCGCATGAGTCGAAACAAATCAACCGTTTTACCTTTTCATGAAAATTGAAACCACACCAATTGAAAAACTGATCCCCTACGCACGCAACAGCCGGACGCATTCGGATCAACAGGTTGCGCAAGTCGCAGCATCCATCCGTGAATTCGGTTTTACCAATCCTGTGCTGATCGATTCCGAGGATGGCATCATCGCTGGTCATGGCCGGGTGATGGCAGCGCGGAAGCTGGGTCTGGCTGAGGTTCCCTGCATCCGGCTGGGGCATTTGACCGAAACGCAGAAACGCGCATACATCATTGCCGACAATAAGTTAGCTTTGAATTCTGGTTGGGATGAAGAAATGCTGGGGCTGGAATTGGCCGATCTGCGTGAGGCTGATTTCGATCTTGATCTGATCGGGTTTGATGCCGGGGAGATTGAGGCTGCGTTGAATCCGGTAGAGATTGATTTTGCGCCCGGAACAGAGGATGATCAAGGCAAGCTGGATGAGAAAAACCCGATTGAATGCCCGCACTGTCACAAGTTTTTCACGCCATGAAGCCGGTTCTCAAGATTGACTGGGCAACGCATGAGGCAGCGAAGTATGCAGTTGAAAATTGGCATTACTCAGAATCAATGCCGGCGGGAAAACTGGTAAAAGTAGGAGCATGGGAAAACGGAAAGTTTATCGGAGTCATTCTTTTTGGCAGAGGAGCAGGTGCAAACATTGGAAAGCCTTATTCATTAACGCAGACAGGAATATGTGAGCTCGTCAGAATTGCTCTAACAAAACACGTGACCCCAGTTTCCAAGATTACAGCGATTGCCTTAAGGTTCTTAAAAGCGAACAGCCCCGGATTACGGCTCATCATTTCCTATGCTGACCCATTGCAGGGTCATCACGGCGGAATTTATCAGGCTGGAAATTGGCTTTACAGAGGAAAATCAAACCCACAGCCTGACTTAATAATAAACGGAAAATCATATCATAAAAAAAGCGCAAATGCTAAATTTGGAACTGCATCACCTGAAAAAATTTCGGTGAAATACAATGTGAAGGCGAAATACTCTGAAAAAAAATGGAAGCACGCATACCTCATGCCGCTTGACAATGATATGAGGAAAAAGATCATTCCTTTGGCTAAGCCATACCCAAAACGCGCATCAAGTGAAACCATTGACACGCCGGGAATCCATCCCGGAAAGGGCGGTGAAACTCCGACCGATGCGCTCCATTCCGCAAATAAATAATGAGTGCGGAAAACAAACAGCCAACCGAGGCGACCACCGAGCAATTATGCAGGTTGTTTGATCTGACCTCTGCGCGAGTTGGTCAACTCGGCAAGGACGGAATCATTTTCAAAACCGGGCGGAACAAATTTGACCTGTGGAAATCGATTAAGGGTTACATCACGTTCCTGCAAAAAAACAAAATTGATGGCGCGCAAAACATTCAGCGGTCGGAAACGGTCGGTGATGCCCATGAATTGGAGGAACTGGTGCGGCAGGTTAAGGCGGCCCGGACATACAATGATGCCCGGACGCTAAAGGTTCAGATCGATGCGCTGCGTTCTGGCTATGCGTTGGAGGTCGAACAGAATCGGTATTGCAGCATGGCACACATTGAAGATGGCATGGATGCAATTGCGTCAGTTGTCCGAAATGCAATTAAGCGGATGGAGGCAGACTTGCCGCCAATGCTTGAGGGTTTAGATGCTGCCGGAATGAAGCGCACGATTGCCGAGAAGTCGGCGCAAGTGATCCAGATAATTTATGACGAAGGTGAAAGACTTAAATCGCCAATCACAGGTGATAGTGCAGCGGATTAAGTTGGCATTTTTCCGCAACTTTCGTCCGCCATCTGACCTATCACCGAGTGAATGGGCATCAGATCGCGTGGTGATCATGGATGGTTTGACTCCCCGATATCATGTTGCGAATGCGCCATGGCAACGTGAGCCGCTCGATGTTGTGTCCGCGCCTGATGTGAAAGAGGTTGTTTATCTCGCCCCAATCGGGACTGGCAAAACAACATTTATGGAAGCCGGGTTAGCTTACATAATTAGCGAGGATCCCGGCCCGACACTACTGGTGGGTCAGACTGATGATGATTTGAAGGATTGGGCAGAAACCCGAATGGATTATGCGATCCAAAACACGTCCGAAACCGCTGCGTTGTTGCCAAAAGACAGGCACAAAAAACGCAAAATGGAGATACTTTTTCCGTCAATGTCCCTGTTTCTGACTGGCGCGAATCTCTCCGGCTTGCAGTCAAAATCAATGCGCAGGGTGTTTTGCGATGAGGCATGGCAATATCGGCCCGGGATGCTTAATGAGGCCCGAGGTCGATTGCATGATCGGTGGAATCGGCAGTTTTTCATTCTGTCTCAAGCCGGATCCAAAGGTGATGACCTCGACAAGGCTTGGCATAATACCGATCGGCGCGAATTTTGTTTTGATTGCCCGGAATGCGGAACGGTTCAACCGTGGGCATGGGCAAATGTCGTTTATTCCGAGGATGAATCGCTCGATGCGTTGAGCCGGGCGCAGACTGCGGTGCTGCGGTGCCAGAACCAAGATTGCGATTGGAAGTGTCCAGATTCCCCGCAACCTCGCCGGGCATTGGCTGAAGGTGGTCGAGATGTAGCAAGCGGTTCAGGTCTGCCGGGGCATGTTGGATTCCATTACAATGTCCTTTGCAACTGGCGGAAACCATTGTGGGAGATTGTCCTGCTCTGGCTTGAGGCCAAGGCAGCAATAAAGGTCGGCAATGTTGATCCTCTCCGGCAGTTTATCCAAAAACGATTGGCTGAGGCTTGGGAGGAAGATTTGTCAGATAATCGGGCGGAACTTGTCGGCAATGGATACCTAACTGGGGAGTATTCTGCCGGGCAAAAAATCGAGGATGAAGCGCACAGATTCCTCACGGTAGACAAACAACGTGACCACTTTTGGGCGGGAATCCGGGCATGGAAAACAAATGGGCAAAGCATGCAATTATGGTTTGGCCGGGTGGAGACTTTTGATTCCATCCACGATTTAGCGATCCGATACGCAATCCGCCCACAATGCGTTTTTGTCGATGCTCAGTATGACACCGATCAGGTCTATTCGGCATGTGCGCGGATGAATTGGACGGCATTGCATGGATCCGGGCAAAAGTCTTTTGCCTATAAAAAGCAGAATGGCGACATTATCCACAGACCATTTACCCGGTTTCAAGACGCGACCGCATCCAGCGGGGGCAAGGCACGTTATGCGCATTGGGCATCTGATCGGATCAAAGACATCTTGCATGCCCACCGGATCGGCAAGGCAGCATCTTGGGATATCCCGGATGACGCATCTGTGGATTTCTTGAAGCAGATTGATTCCGAAATGAAGCGTGAGGTTACCAACAGCAAAACCAAGCAAGTTGATTACAGGTGGGTTCGCACCCGAAACAACAATCACGCATGGGATGTCGAGGCTATGCAAATTGTGGCTGCGCTAATGTTAAAGCTAATCCCCGGATTTGATGTTTGACACATCCCTTAA